GTATGTAAGTTTAACTTCGTCTGTAGCGTTAGCTGCAGTTGCTGAAGATAAGTCAGTAGATAATCCATGGAAGTTTACATCCAAGGATACTACATCTTCAAAGCTATGTGAAGGTAATTCTAAATGTGCTCTTGGAACTTCAACATTACACCTTGGTGTGTTACCTGAACCACCAATACCAAATGTTAAATCAAATGCATTTGTAATTACGCCTCTAGACTCTTGTAGTCTTTCAAACAAGTCTAAAGACCCGTTTGCTGTGTCATTTAAGTAACAAGTAAAGTTACCTGATACTGACCTTGTTCCCATTACATGACCTAATGGAAGGTTAACTGAACCTAATGTTTCTGGAGTTAGGTATGAAAGATTATTTTCGATTGTAATATTTCCACCTGTTAATGTAACACCGTAAGTTACATCATTACCATCAACATTCAATGCTCCTAATGTACCAGTTGAAGCTGACACATCAAATGAGATTGCTAAGTCTGTTAGTTTTTGTCTAATATAGTTACTTGTTGAGCTTATGCCCTCATTAACAATACCTAATGTAGTAGTACCAGTAATACTGTTACCACTGTCTGTTGCTCTGGTTTCTAAAGATGCAACTTCTTCTACTGTTTTACCATTTCCAGACCAAGCAATTTGCGCTAGTCCTTCAATATCAAAATCAATTGAAGCTGAACCTACTGAACAGTCTGCAAGTTTGTAAACTGTTACACCATCTGTTCCAGTTGTATAGGTATTACCTTCTGAGTCTTTTGATGCTCCTAGTACAAAATATAAATCAAATACACCCAATGTTACTTGGTTTGAATTAGCAAAGTTAAATACATTTGGCTCATAGTCTGATTTATCAGAACTATCAGTGCCTGTTGCTCTATCATAAGTATTTGCTGACATAGCTGCCCATAGTGGTCCTTCTATTGCAAACTTATCTGCATTACCACCATGTTGACCATTTGTCACACCATCTGTAGCTGTTGTAGCGTTTCCACTGCCAGATACAGTTGGTCTCATGTAAGTACTAAAACTCCATTCTGCTGGTGCAAAAGAGTCAGTAAACATTGCTCTACCTCTTTTACTTCCACCTGTAGAATTAGCAGCTTCACTCAAAGTAACCTCTGAAGTATTTGTGCCTTGTGAAAATGAAAAACCGTCTAAAACAGGAATCTCATATAGAGCCTCTTTTGCGTCAGTTCCATCATATGACCAAGCCATAAATACTTTGGTATCTCTACTAAAGAAAAATGCCATTATTTTCTCCTATTAATATCGAATCTCGACTGTTATTTCACCTACGCCGAGAGGTTCGAGTACTCCTTCATCTGTATCAACTGTACCGACTGTAGTCTGTACTGTAGACTGAGATGTTCCTGTTGAATCATAGTATGTTAAAGGATCTTTATTCTCCAATACAGATTCAACATCCTCTAACAATTCTTCTAGTGCCTCGATCACATCGTCATCATCTGACACATAGCATCGAACTGTTATTCGTAAAAATCTAAATCTAAACCCGCCGCCATCATACTCACGAGTTTCTGCTCCTGCTCCTACATGTATTGTAGGAAATTCATCCACTTCATCCCAAAATTTTAGTCGTCTTTCTACTTTTGCGACTGAAGTTCTAAAAGGTGCTACACCATTTATTTGTTCAAGTTCGGTAGCGAGTGCTTCAACTATGGCTCGGCGACGCGTGGTATGTTTCCTTGCTAGTGCCTGTTCCATTAGTTTACCTCAATTCCAAATCTTGCTCCAATTAACCCTGAAGCTATTTGTCTAACTGACCTTTTAATTAGTCTTTCTGGGTCTCTTTGTTGTGTATACTTTTTACCTCCTGGTGCAAATGTTTCATAAGGATCGTTTCTATAACTTGTCTCTATCATTGTATTTCCACCTCTTGGTCCTTGTGTTATATTATCAACTCTTACTGAGTTAGCAAATCTACCTGTTCTATATTGTAATGCTGGAGCTACCATATTTTGTGCAACTGTGATTGGAAGAATTTCGTTTAATAAGTTTCTTAAAGCCATTGGATTTGTTCCTGCCGCTTTATCTACTTTTGTAGGACTTGTTCTTCTTGATCCTTTTATTGCACTTCCTATTACGGCTGCATTTCCTATTTTTTTCTTTCCTCTATTAGTAGTCTTATTTAAACTAGTATTAGTTGAACCTCTTTCTACACCCATACTCTTTGTAGCATCTGCTACGAGTTTTTTATTTACTCTAAACCTCATATCAGGCTTACTTTTATGAGGAAACATATTCTTTATAATTAGATGCGGTGTTACAGATTCTGCTTTTTGTCGTAAACTTTGAGAGCCTTTCAGATCTACTGCTGATACTCCATATCTTCTACTGAGTATCGCAATATTCCTTTTCGATAGTAACTTATTTTCGTATCTGTTTATAAATTTCTTAATACCAGGAGCATCTCTGCCTTCCATCATCTTATTGTGAGCTGCATCTGCATACTCTAGCTCTATTGCTATCTTTCTATTTAATTCATCTAAAGTAGTATTTTTAATATCAGTAAGTTTAAATTCTGTATTTACTGCATTTTTAAATAAGTCTATTATTTGTACTGCTGTTTTATCTCCTACTTTTTGTGCCCAAGATGCAACAGAAGAATCTCTTCTTATTCTAGTATCAATATCTTCGTCTCGAATAAACTCTCCGCCCTCTGATATTCCTGCAAATCTTCTAGCTAGTCCATACTCTGCTGTTGTTTGTAGTGGGATTTTTCCTCCTCTTACTCTACCATGAGTAATATTTCTAGGATTAGCTGCTCTTGCTAAACTTCTTCCTTTTGAGTTAACTCCTCTTGTATTTCTAGTAGCTAGCCCTGACTTATGTAATCTATCTCCTAACTCTACTAATGTTGCTTCATATATTCCGGCAAACATTTGATTGATGTATGGAACATTGCCTGAACCTGTGTATGTATCACTTTTAACCTTTCTATCTGCAAAAACACCTGGAGGTAAAATTAACTTAAAATCTCCAAGTTTCATTCCTTTTGTTGTAAATTTAAAAGGAGTTCCTGCTTTTGGATAGTATGCTTTTAAAGTAGTTTCAATCGCATAATTGGAGTTATAAACAATTGTTGCCTGTGTTTCAATGTCAGACATATTGTCTCTAATCCATTGTGCAAATTTTTGTGTATCTCCTCCTGCAGCTTTATACTTATTACCTAGTATTTTTGCGTAACCTCTAACAAGATTCTTTACTACTTTATCTTGATAAACAAAGATAATATGATAGTGATGTTTTGACATTACATCGACATCCTTTTGCCTTTGTAGTGCATCAACTTCATTTCTAAAGTATTTTGCAACTTCTTTTATCATATAATAACTCTATACAAATCCAGTACCCTTTTGATGTGGTCTGGAAAGTCTGTGGACATTCTTAGTCCAGCAGTACCTTGATTTTGTAAGGTTGCACCGCCTAATGTTCTTCTTTCTTTATGTTCATCTTTCATATAGTAATTAACTAAATCAAAGATTGCTAATTTTAAATCTTCGGGAGTTGCTGCGTAACCAGCATTATAAGTAACTTTTACTGCACCTACTCCTCTTTTAAACGGAATAGGATTCCCCTCTTTATTTGTTCTAATTATAGCGTCACTTTCAGTATCTACATAGTATTCATAATCAGTAGTAGTTAATGTTTCATAACTTCCAGAGTAACTTGCTCTTTCCTCTACTGAATCGACCGTAACTAAAGGACTTTCACTCATAATAATGGTGGTAGTATAGTTGTCATCGATTGTAAAAGTTTCAACCTTATCTGTGCTATAATAATCTATAAAACTAATACCACAATACTTTTTCACTAAGTCAGAAACTTGTGGAACGATAACTGCTAGTCGGTCGTCATCCTTCTCACCTCTGAGACCTTCTGCGTCTTTATATTGTGCTACTGTTATTAAATCTGCCATAATCTTAAAAGTGGTGGTTTATAGGTAAACCACCAAAAACCTGTAAAGCTATTAGGAAGCTTTGTACATGTGTCCCCACTTAGAAGTTGCACCGTCGATTAGGTCAATAAAGCCTAGTCTCTGAGAAGCCACTAGGACTCTTCTTTGGTTAGCTACTTCGTAGTCTGACTCGATTGTAACTCCTCTTAATCTTGGAATTACATAGTTTCTTGGGTATACAGCGATAGCTGCAAACTTACTTACTGCTGGAGTAGCGAACTCGTCACATAATAGTACTCTTGAACCGAATACCTGTCCGATTTCACCATTTAGCTTAGTAGCCATGTCGCCAACTAGGTTAGCATCTTGGAACTCAGCGTCTTCTAGCAATTCAAAGTATGTTCTTTGAGATACGATGTAAACCACTTCTGAAGGATTAACACCATATTTACCCATATTCTTTCTCATTGAAAGTAACTCAGCTGCTGTAACTGTGTCTGATGCAAAAGCTGTTGATGACTGTGTATAGTCACTGTCATTTCTAGCTAAGTGTAAAAGACCTTCAAAAGCTGCGCCTGAAGTACCAAAAGCACCGTCAGCGTCGTCACCTGCTAGAATAGCATTTTCAATTGCTCTAGCGTGAGATCTTACCATTGACTCTCTGATGAGAGGCAAGATTGGCATAATTGCATCTTCTTCAGTTTCATTACCTAAGTATGATTGTGAAATAAGTTTTTTGGTTGAAAGAGTTCTTTCAGTCAAATCAACACCACCGTATGGAGAACCATAAGTGTCACCTCTTTCGGCTAAGTTACCGTGAGGAGATGAACCTGCAGCTGTTTGTGCTGAAGCAAATTCAGCATAACCGCTATCTGGTAGTATTGGAATAATCATGTTAGCAGAATTCATTGGGATTTCTCTAAATAGAGGTGCTAATACCAATTCGTTCTGAATATCTCTTTCGATGTTTGTTGAAACAATTTGCTCAAAGTCTGCTGAAGAAACGCCAACACCTGAATGGGCATTAACTTTTTCCATTAAACCTTTTGCATAATCACTGTTCCATCCTTTACCAGTCGCTAAACCAGCAAATTTGGCATCAATGATGTCGTTCTCAAAAGCTTTTTTCCAGTCGCTTTGACCTTGTCTGTCCGCAAAGATTCTTTTTGACTCTCTGATTGACATGATTTCTTCTGATTTCTCAGCAAGTTGCTTTTCTAATCCGTCTACAACTTGTTTTAAGTCTTCATGTTGCTCAGAAACTCTTTTCTCTACGTCATTCATCAGTCTTTCAGCACCTGTTAAACCAGCTTCGATAACTGCTTTTTGTTCTTCCTGTTTTGCTTCTTGAACAGCCTTCTCAGTAGCTTCAACTTCAGCCTGCTTTTCAGCCGCTTCAGCTTCTGCTTTCTGGTCTGCTGCTTTCTGCTCGGCTTGCTTCATAGCAATTGTTGTAGCAGTTTTTTCTGCCACTTCTTTTGCAAATGATTCAAGATCGAAAGCTACTTCAGGAGATTTTTTCTCTTCTGACATATCAGTCTCCGTTGATGAGGATTTCTCCTCGCTTGGCTGCTCAATCTTAACAGCGTCTGCTGATTCGACCGAGTTAGCCTTTAAAAATTCGCTTTGGTACTTTCTGTAGTCGTCCATACTATCAAATGACTTTGCTAATCCAAAAGTTGCCCCTTGGTTGCAAGGTACTGATACTACAGAAACTTCAAATAGTTCCGCGTCCTTTATTTTATATCCGTCAGTTTCAGTCATATATTCAGAATCCTTGCACCTGAAACCAACAGAAAATGCTCCAAGGACTCCATCTTTAACTAATTGGGTAATATCACCAGCGGCTTTTGATATCTTCGCAGATATGTCTAAACCTTTATCTGTTACCTCTAAACCTGTGGCTCTTCCGATAGGTTTGTTGTAGTCATGATTGAACAGAATGATTGGATTATTCTTAAAATTTTCCAATCCGCCTTTTGTCCAGGCATCTGTTTCAATTATATCTCCAGCTCTATCTAGTCCGTTTGTACTTGCAGAACCTTTAATGTTGACTCCGCCATCATCAGTTTCCCCTAATGATTTAAATGTACTCGTCCAGTGATATATCTTTTCGTTACTCTTTGACATCTTTTACCTCTTTCTTAGCTACCTTTTTCTCCACTTTTGGTGCAGGTGCTGGTGCTACTGAGATAGGATATCTTTTCTTAACAACGCCTAGTACTCTATTCCAAGAACCCCATTGTCTCTTTAATAGGTAATCTTTAACAGGTACTTCGTTGCCAAAACTTTTATAAGTCTTTAAATCCATACTTTCAACGCCTTTGCTGGCTATGAAATCGGACAAAGCCTTTATCATCATATCTTTTGTCATTATTCTTCCTCGCTTGGCGCAGCTTCTTGTGGTCTGCCGCCTTCCTCTGGATTTGAGGCTGAACCTGCGATATTCGCAGGAACTCTTGGTGTATCAAACCCTTCAATTCCTTCAAGTCTTAATGCCTCCCTTGCTTCATTCGGTGTCATTATACCTGTGTTCACAAGTGTAGCATAGTAGCTTGCTTGGTCTCTTAACTCTGGTTGTAGAGCAGGTATACCTGTTACATCTTCATCAAGTTTGAAACCGAAATATCTCTCGAAAGCATACGCTATTTTATTAATAATAGGTAGTATGGTTTCTAAGTAATATAGACGATGGTTAGGGCGTAAGTTCGCATTATTACCACTGTCCATAAGTATTGGTGGAACACCTAAAGCTTTAAGTATTATCTTTTCGTTAGAAGCTATTGCTTCTTGAAAGTCTAACTCTTTAAAGTTTATTTCTGTTAGGTTTTCAACCTCCAGACCGCCATCTAAAAATAGAGGTCTTCTACCTCCAGACTGAGGGTTGTATCTAGCAACCCAAGCCTGTAACATTCTTTCTTTAATTTTCTCTGAAAGAGTGTTTGGTGATTTCAATACCAATCCAGGTATTGCTCCATTTTTAAAGAAGTTATCCTGAAACTTTCTCATGCTTGTAAGTAACTGCATAGTTCTTAAAGCTGGTTTTAGTCTAGGTACTCCTCTATAAATAGAGTTAAAACTATTTTCTTTTATATGAATAATTTCAGATGGTTTGTAATCTATTGAGTGGTCATATGTATATTTTTCTACATATGTGTTATCATCACTATAGATTGTCATGTTCTCTGCTGGAAGATGGTACAGATGTGCACCATCGAAATAAACAAAGATGTTTCCATCAATCATTAAGTCTATTAAAAGATTCCTTTTAAATGTGCTTACATCTTGAAATGGATTTGGTTCTTTATTTAGTAATAAATCTACTCTTGTTCTTCGTAGTTCTTTTTTTATAGGACTAAGTCCTTGTATTTTTTCGCCTACATCAAAAGGTACTTCAGCAGCGTCATCCACTATCATGTTGACTGCTCTGTTTACAATTTCTAATGTTTCGTAGGCATTTCTGTAATTAAGAGTATTCTCACGAGTATCAATCGTAAGACCTTCATCTCTTGCTATTACATATTGAGCAGGGTTTTCTTTTTCACCTCTACCTAATATAAAATCATACCATGCCATATTTTTTCCTTTGTATCTCAACCCAATTTTCTTGTTTCTTTGCTGTTATTAACTTGGGTCTCTTTCCGTATATGTTATGCAATTTTCTGTGGTGCATATGACATAATGTAACAGCGTGGTTATAAACTTGGTCTTCGTTTTCTTTTATAAATATTTCACGAAGATGTAATATTTCTTTTTCGGTTTCAATGACTACTCCTCTTTCTTTCATCCACCATTCAAGTAACTCAGTTAATCCATAAAAGTGATGAAAGTCCAGATTCTCTGTACTTCCACAGATGTAACATTCCGCCTCTTTCTTATATTTCGACTTGGCTTTGTCACGAACATACTTAACTAAATCTCTTTTTAAAGTCATAAACCTACTTGTATATTAGAATTTTAACAAATTTTATAGCTCATGTCAAGAACTATTTTTGTGAGGAGTTATTAGAATGTAGTGGCGCTTGTTTCAAACGAGTAGAGTGCATATCGAATCGCATCTGCCATGTGAGAGGCAGCGTTATGTTTTGGCTTTTCTTTCATTAAGTTTGGATTTGGATCCCACTGATATTGGTCTAAAGAAGATATTGCTTCAGTACATGATTGATGTACGATTAAGTTATCGTTATCGACTATACCTGCTACATGACCAATGCCGTCTAGTACTGACTTTTTAGCATTGATAGTAGTAATATCATAATTCTGTGCAAAATCGAATCTTGTCTGCTGTGCTGCAGAGTCAATGTAAATATAGTCAATATTCCATTTATTTATTAACTTGCGTATCTCCATTGCATGTTGCTCAGTTGTTCTTTCAGAGTTTAGATATTCATCTAGTAAGTAGTACTTTTGACTATCCCAGTCATATCCAATTACACAAAAAGCTGTAGGGTCTTTATACCCAACATCCATTCCTGCAAAGATATCGAATCTACCTGTTTCTATTTCTGATAAATCTGCTACACATTCTTCGTGATTAAATGCCCATACTTGACCTTCAAATACATTAAAGTCTGCCATGTATTCTTGGTTAAATTCTGCTTCAGACATAGTTTTTCTGGCTTCGTGTATGTCTGCATCTGATATTCTAGGATTCTCATGATAAGTTGCTCGAATAGATGCCCACTCAGGATACTCTCCTGAGAAACCTCTGTGCCAAAACTCTGCAAACCAATTATTTCTACCCCTTGGAGTAGATATAAAGAGTGCTTTTGAGTTTTCTTTATCTAGTGTGGGCCTGAGCGCAACATTGAAAGCATCCCTCCCGTCAACGAGAGCGGCCTCGTCGAATATGATGAGATCATAGCTTCTACCCACAACCGAGTCAACCTGGTTAACGGAACCCATACGAATTGTCGAACCGTTTGAAAGTTCAATAACTTTATCTTTTGCATTATCTCTTGTAACTTCCAACTCAAAATGTTTAATAAGTTGCCTTTGCAAATCAAATGAAATTTGCGATAATGAATAGTTTGGTGACATCAATAGTACATTTGAACCTGGTACTAAAGTGACTAATTGACCTATAATATTTGCAATATATGTTTTACCCTGTCTACGAGAAACAGCGGCACATATAAATCTATATTTAGGATTGTTGATTGCGTTGATAATCGCATTTTGTGAAGTGTTAGGAGTTACTCCAAGTAATTCCATATACCCATCGATTGGTAGTTTTATAAATCTAGACGCTTCTTTATAGACCATTAACTCTGCAGTTAATACATCTTTTCTACTTACTTCAATCAATGGATAATCTCGTTAAAAAATAAATCTGAATCTTCGTCAAGAAATCCGTGTTCTTGCGCCTTGTGGTATAAGTAACAATATGAGGCAACAATATGTTTCATATTTTTCTCAGCTGGAGATAGTTGTCGTTTATCTTGTATCTCAATCATTTTTTCTAAAAATCCTGATGAGTGAGTCATAGCTTCATCAAGCCATAACTTTGCTCCACTTACTTCTGCTGTCATTACCTTCTCCTTCTTTTTAAACCTCTAGTATATTTTTGTGATTTTGGTGGCATCTTTTTTCGTTTGCCTTTTCCTGCCCATAAGAATCTATTTGCCCAGTAAGCAGGTGAAGATTTACCTCTTGCGATATTTCTTCTATGTCTTGCTTTGAAACTTCTTCTAGCTTCAGGACTATAGTTGTGTCCCATGCCTTGCGCTCCAAAACGAATAATTTTTATTTTACCACCAACTCGCACAGCAACAACAGCTTTCTTTGTTCTGTGCTTTGGTGTAAATTTTGGTTTATTTAATCGAGTTAAACCAGCTCTTTTTAATCTTGCTTTTTCAGCTTTAGTCAGTGCCATGGTCTTCTTCTAATCCGTTAACTAAAGAGTTAGCGGCTTGTACTACTTCATGTTCTGATACTGCTAATTTATTAGTCCACCATGTAGGTAAACCATCTGCTTCAATATCAATGTTATCAAGTATCATTTGGCAATGTGACATAATAGTTTTGCAACTATGAACGGCACTATGACCATCAGTATGTCCACCTTTGACTATAATTTTACCATTTTTAATTACTGCTTTCATTCAAAATTCCAAAATACCATGGAGTATCTAGTACCTTTTGTTACTTTCTTAACACCATGCTTAGGACGAGGTCTGAATCCAGGAATACCTGATTGTGGAAACTGTATTACAGACCCTACTTCCTGTTTAATCTCAGTACCATTTACAGTAAACTCTCCACCTTCATAATCATCATTTAGTGGTATAACCATTAAATCTTTTGCTCTTTGATTAGTGTTAGGTTTCCAGTAATTACTTTGACACATCCATAAACTATCTCTGTGTTCCTCTACAAAGTCACCTACTTCGTATTTCATAACTTTACATCTGTATACAGGACGACCGTCCCATTCAGTTATGTAGTCTGTAGGCGATTGAGAGACTTGACGGATTTTATATCCTTCAGGGTCGATTTCAGTATTAGCGTCTAGTTGTTGTTTATTTAAAGTTACATCAGGTTTAGAAGTATCATTTCTAATGTAATCTCTTTCCCAGTTATCTAAACTGTTAATAATATTTTGACACTCTTCTCTTGATAAAAAGTTTTTAGTAACGCTAATTCCTGCTTTCATTATCTACCTCTTCTTGGTAATATTCTTCCTGCGCCTCTCTTTCCAAATTTGGCTCTTCTAGGATTAACTGTTTTACCAAATCTTGGTCCAATTCCTTTTGGTGCTGAAGCATATCTCATTGCTTCCATACTATAAGCAGACTTACTATTTACGACAGTTCCTGCTGCTGCATTCATGTCTCTAGTGATGCCTCTATTTAATCTGTGTTTACGAATCTTCTGTGTGTTATGAACACCAGTTGGTCCGCTTAAAAAACTACCTGTTCTTGCCATTTAGCTCTCCTTTTAGCAACTCTAGTTGCTTTCTCTGAAAGTTACATTTATGCATTGTTGCATAATCTTTCAATTTTATAAGTTTCTGTAGATATTCTCGTTGTTCGTAAACTCTGAGTGCTAACTTTCTTTCGATTCCACTCAACTCGACTGATACTTCAATCTTTGCTTTGAGTTGGTTTCTAGTCATTATCTACTCCTTCTTTTTCTTCTTCCCCTTTTAGCGAAGGTTGCGACATTTCTAGGTTTGCCGCCTGGATTACCCGCTGCTCTTTTTCTTCGAACTGCTGACCTTATCTGTGATTTGGTCATTCTTGCGGCTTTACTAGCAGGAACGCATTTTGGATAACCTCTTTTGCTATTCCTTGCTGATTTACGACCGCATGGCATAAATCCTCCACCTTTTCTTTTACGAGAGATGTCTACCCATCCCTCCTTAAACCATTTTGTTAGTCCACCACTAGGCTTTTTATGTCTTGGCATTATTTTCTTCTCTTACGGCCAGTACCCATTCGATACCTGCCGCCTCGGGCTTTATATGTTCTTACTAGCCAACCATTAGCATATGCTGATGGATATACCTTAAACTTTCTCTTTGCTTCGGCTTTTACTCTAGCATAAAGAGATGGGTTTGTTGGTACTGGCCTCTTTTTAGCGGCCTTTCTTTTTCGTCTTCTTCTTGCGACCATGTGCTTTCCTTAACGCAGACTTACCTGCCTTGAAGATTGATGCGACTGTTTTCTTTCCCATCACTCTTGCTCGTTGTTCACCAACTGTTAATATTTGTATCTTTCTTGCGTAAGATTTACGAACTCTTTTAACTTTTCGTACAGTTGCTCTTGCATCTTTAATAGTAGCAAATTTAATTCTTACGGTGTCTTTTGGATTTTCATCAGTATAGAGCCGTCTTCCAGAACCTTTAGGTTTTTTACCAGTTCCTTTTCTTGGGTCTCTTTTCTTTCTTCTTACCACTGAATCTCCTCAATGCACCGTGGGCATTTCAGCCCACGATACCCCTGAAATGTTTATTTGTCTTTAGCTCTGCCAACATTTAAGGCAAACCAGTCAATAACTTTATAGACCTTCTTCATCCAACCATCATCAATTGGGGTTGGAGTTATAGCTGCTATGAATGAGCATAACATCACTATAGTAGGGATGACTGCTATCCATGCTTGGAGCCATTCAAAGAATCCTAACATATTTATCTCCTATTTTTGTACTTTCCACCTCGTTTCTGACGCTTACAGTACTGCTTTTGTGAAAAACCTTTGGGTCTTGCACAGTTTATTTTCCTCTTTCGAGAAACCGACCACTTCTTTCTAGGCATAATTTGGTTTTGCACCTAGTTTCAGTAAATCTAAATCACCGCGTAGCCAAGGCAAGCCAGGGTCTCTCATTAGTCGTACTAACCGTACATTACCGTCATTGTCTGGTTGTAAGCGGTATACCTTCATGGTATCCACTGTAATAATTGTTAATCCTGCGAACTTGCTTTGAGTATTCTCGAACTTAGTCGCTTCATCAATATTTTTTACAGTAATAGTTAGAAGTGGAGAATCTTCTCCCCACCAATAATTATGCTTTATCTTACCAAACCAGCTTCCTTCTCCAACACTTTCTATTTTTTCAGTAGTGAAGTTAGGTATGACAGTATGATTGTGAAAGTACATAACAAATGATTTTTTGTTTACATCAAAATTACGCTTTGCAGACGCAGTTTCATATGTAACCATTTTTACCCCTGTATTGCTATCTGTAACATTTCTGTACAAGCGATAGCATTGCTCAACTGTTCTAATCATTTTTTCGGTTTAAACATATCTGTTTCTTTAAGAGTCTTCTGCTTTGCAGATATCATCTTATCTTTAATGTCTACAGTACCATCCCAGTTTTTATCCTTTCCTGTTACGATGTTCCATAGTTTCTTTAATGTTTTCATATTTCTCCTAAAAGGCGGATTGGAGACCCCTCGATATTTTTCCGTGTCATGAAATTAATCATGCATTTTTGCTTAGTATAAGGTCATCCAATCCTAGATTGTATCACCCCCTCGTAGTTCAGTTAACTGGGCTCGGTCTTGTTGTATTATAACAGGACAATGTGTTTGTCGATTTCCGCCTTTTGTATAGTGCGGATGTGACCACAAATATTCACACTTTTCTTGTAGTTCGTTTCGTTTTTCACAAAACTTATCTAGCTCATCAACTGACAACTTAGAAGTGTAAACTATTGCGTCCCATTGTTTAAGACTCCAATTTTGTTCGTTTAACTTAAGTATGTCTTTGTCAAACTGCGTTATCAATATTCTGTCGTTGCAGTAACTTTTAAAACTCCAAGGACAGACCTTTTTGATAGAGTGAAAGTAATTGAACCAGAGAGATTTATCCTCTACTTCTCTTTTTTCCACCACGCTTTTTCTTTCCGTTTTTCTTTTTCTTCTTGCCCATACCTTTTTGCTTTGCAAGAATAGCTCTTTGTAGAGCTTTTGGTAATTTCTTCTGTTTAGCTGTTAATGCCATTTCTACTCCCTAAGTCCAACGAGGAGGCTCGTCAGGACACTCAGCCCATCTTAACTTTGTCTTGAGGGGCATAAAACACATACATATTTTGCATGTCTTCCAAAACTTTTGATAGTTCGGACACTTCTGACAGATTTTTAATCTGTCCTGATGTGATTTTTTATTCAAAGTCCGCGTGGTAATTCGTTCCATATTCATTTAATTTATTTATCCACCAGTCAGGTTCATGTAGACTAACATGAAAGTTAGTGCCACAACTAAACTTTTTTATTGCTGGTTTAGTGTCAATATGAAAATACACAAAATTTCCTAGAAAGAATATTTGGTGTAATACCTCATCTACTTCGTCTGGTAGTATATGTTCCATTACATCTACACATAGTACCAAATCAAAATACTTACTACTATAGCTTGGAAGTTTTTTGTACTGTTCTACATAAGGGTCGTACAATATAGGAAGATTTATATTCCATTCTTCGTGGAGTTTATGTTTACTGTATTGTACACCTTTTCCACAACCATAGTCTAAAACTGAAATAGGATTTATTTTATCTATGACAGTTTTAATTTTGTCTTTATTCTTTACTGTAGTTCCACCACTCATTGTAGTGGTCTTTTCATGAACCCACTTGTATTCTTCAGCAAGTCTTTGCTTACTAATCACTTTAATGCTTTAGGAATACGTTGTCTGTTCTTTCTCTGCAACCTTTTCTTTCTAGCAAGTAATTTCTTTGTTCTTGCTGTAAGTTCTGGTGCGATATCTTGCTCTTCAGCTTGTTCTACTGCTTTTTTAAGAGCTTCTTTTATTTCGTTAGCCATTTATGTGCTTCCTCTTTTGATACAAAAATCTCGTGTCCACCTTCCCAGACTAAATGCCACATACCTCTTTTTTCATAAAGTTCATACCCTTCAGGTAAAACTTTTGGGGCTGCCTTAGCTTTTGGTGACTTGGCTATATCTTTTTTATTGTAATCTAATTCCATTGTTTTCTCCTACGAATGCATTGTCCATATGGTAAATGCCATTGTTGCAGCTCCAACGATTAGTCCGCCACATGCAGAAATAAGTATTGTTTCTATTCTTTTAATACTAGCATCCATATCGTCAAAGCGGTTAAATGCAGTTTTCCATCGCTCCGCGCAGACGGCTTCATGCTTGGCTAAATCGTTTGCCACTTGTTCGGCATCCATTGGTCTCTCCCCTATACTTTTGTATTAACATACATGATAATTATATCAAAAATAGTACCTCATGTCAAGTACTATTTTCGTATGGTATAGATTTTTACAGGCTCTGACTTACCTTTTACAGTTACTTCGTCAAGGAAGTCATACTCATAATCATCAACCAAACTGTACTCAGAAATTACATTGTCTACATCATAATTTTTACAAGATGATTCTAGCCTAGCAGCCAAATTGACGCTATCACCAAGAACACTGTAATCAAAGCGAGTGCTGCTGCCAAAGTTTCCAACGACACAGAGTCCGGTGTTGATTCCCGCTCCTGTATTAATTTCATCCAAGCCTTCTTCTCTGAGTCTTTCATTTAATTCCTCCAATGCTACTCTCATTTCCACAAGAGCTGCTGTTGCATTTTGTTTATGATTTTCATCAGGAAGAGGAGCACCCCAAAATGCCATGATGCAGTCTCCCATATATTTATCTATTGTACCGCCATGCTTGAGTATTATCTCAGTCTGATTGTCAAGAAAACGGTTTATCAGATTAGTAAGTCCTTGCGGATTCTTCTGGTATTTTTCCGAGATGGGAGTAAATCCTCTGATATCAGAAAAAAGAAAAGTTAGTTGTTCTGTCGACCCACCCAATCTCAGCAATGATGGGTCTTCCTGTAATTTTTTTACCAAGTGCGGAGATACATATGTCCCAAATTGTTGTTTGATTCGAAGTTTCTGACGATACTCGGATAAGAAACTCAGGAATGTGTGAATACTCCAAAAGCCAATGCAGATAATTACGATACCGCTGACGTCAAACAAGTAGGAAGATTTATATAAATACCAGGCTCCATATAAACTACCGCCGACAATGAGTCCAAGTGCTGGGATGGAAAGATACACGCTCCTTGTGGCAAAGGCGAGAAGTAATAATCCGATGAAGGTTGCCAGTATCTCGGCTCCTGATGCCCAGGTTGGCTGGGATGGAGCAGTGCCAGTGATAAGATTATGTAAAATGTTAGCTTGTATTTCATGAGGATATTTTGCTCCCGCTGGGGTTGGCACAGGATTAGTTACACCTTCTGCAGTAGTGCCAAAGATAACAAATGGAGCTTCTATAGGATTCTTTAGAAACTCCAATCCTGTTTGTTTGTAAAATTTAGTATTCCAGTTCAAAAAGATACGACCATTCGCATCTGTATTCATTAGTGGGTAATTGGGTACTCTAACCCAAGAAACGCCTTCTTCTGTTGTTTTTAACTGGTACGACGGGTCTGATACGGCGACTCTTAAGAGTTCTAGTGCGAAGCTTGGGTAAAGTTTTGACTCTACGTTTACGACTAGGGGAATACGACGAGTAACCCCGTCTATTTCCGGTGTAGCGGTTACTAGTCCGAGTCCCTTTGCGTTTGACTCCAGCATAGACGCGGTAGGTAAAATTCCTGGGTATTGATATAGCCATGGTGTTGGGTCTTCTCCTAACTGGGCAGTTCCTACATGAGGATTAGTCCCAGTAACTTGTGTCGATGCTGCTGAAGCAAGGACTGTTGGTTGGTATTCCATTCTCATGGCAAAGTAATCATCGTAATCTTTACCACGAAGGTCGGGGTTTGGCATCAGTACTGTAAATCCCGCTATGGCATTTGTAGTTGTTATCAAATCTCCATAGAGAGACCTAGGAAGTGGCCATCCCCCATAAGTCTTAAGTAAATCTTCGTCAAGGTCTACAATAAGAATGTTCTCATTTTGTACTGGTTCGGTATTCATAATTAGATAGTCGTAACCAATTAGTTCAACTCTTTGCATGATACCAGGATTCCATATAAGCAATCCCATAAATAGTACTATTGTTATTATCTTCTGGTACATTGTTTGTGTGCTTTATTCCATACTTCAAAATTATTGATGACTACTACAGTACCAAAGCCATTTACCCACTGCATAGTTTCTCTATCAACAAGGTCTTTTGGTAAAGTGTAAAAAGGATATAAGAATACTGTTTTATGTGTAACCATATGTCCTATGCCAGGTCTATCCCCTAGTAGTGGATTTCCTTCACGAACACAATCATATTTTAATCCACGATATGTTGTATAAACATCTAAAGTTTGTAAAGCCCAAAAAGTTATATACTGTGCTCTTGAAGGAGGAGTATGAAAATCTAAGTCTTTGAAGATTCTACTTTCTTCTTCGTATATTCTTATAAGTTCTGCATCAGCTTCAACCTGAGCTCTGTCGTATGCTAATAGTGACATCGGCACCATTACCAATGACAACATTGTAAGCTTTACCATCTTGTTCCAATATGATGTTATATCCAGTTTGTCCATTTATATCTAACCTTACACTTTGATTCACTTGACGAATTAGAGTTAAAAACTCTGCATCGCCAAATGTTGTTATCTGTGTAGATGAGTCTTGTCCAAAAGTAGTTCCTTTTATGTCTACTGGTGCTATACCAACAACATTTAGTTCTTCTGTTTCTAACTCATCTACTTGTTCTATTACTTCAAGTAAATCTTCTAAGAAGTTTGTTCCTAGATAATCTATGTCTAGTTCTACAAATTCATCTTCGTATTCTAATAAGTCTACATCGAGCCCGTCGTAAGCGAGATAGTCGATATCGAGAATATTAGTACTAGAGTCGCTACTTCCAGACGATCCCTCAGCTTGTTCAAGTTCTTCATTTTTCCTCGG